ATCAATCAAACTGAATGTTGGCGATTTAGTTGACAACGAACCACCATTAACGGCGAGATTATCTTCAAACAGAGTAAATTCTGTTACTCTAACGTCACCAACAACAGTCAAGGTATGATTCATTGTACCTTGATCTACGTTAATACCAACTCTACCACCAGCAAACAATCTTTGTAGTCCAGGAGTTTGACCAGAGTGATTACCCTGTGATCCATTTGTGGTAGAAACTCTCAACGTAGCATAGTTATTTGGTGTTACAGAATCTCCACCAACCAGGAAGGCATTATCAATTTCTTGGAAAGTTCTATCGGCAAGTAAAGCATTATTAGTGTAATTAGTATTTGATAATTCTTTTCCACTAATAAACGTGTTTCCGACAATATCCAAAGTTGCTCTTGGGTAAGAAGCATTTGAAACATAAGCATCATTCTGATCAGAATGAGCAGTTCTAGCAACAGTATTAATACCAACAGCATATTTTCCAATGATATCAGTATTTGTTCTGATAGCTTCGGCACCAATTACACCAACTTCTTTCCAAGAGTTGCTCGACACCGAAATTTCAGCAGCAACTGGAATAGCGGTAGGATCATCTACTGGGCTGGTTTGAATAATGACAGGAGCATTAACTTGGAAGTAATTTGCTGTAACTAGAGATACTTTTCTCAATCCATTTACATTTTCATATCTTCCAGTTAATCCTTCAATTTTAACTATGGTTCCAAGTTGAATACCAAGAGAAGAAACTGAAGTTCCAGTTACTGTGTCAAATCTAACTACAGATCCACCAACAGCTGTAGTAGATTCAATACTTGCTGTTACTGGATTATAGAAGTTTGAATAAATCCATCCAAGAGATCCAGATCTATTAACCTGATTTCCTTTCAGAAGAATGTCTCCTGTGATAGGATCTTTGGTATCTGGATTTGTACCAAATTGAACAGCAAGACCTAGTACAGAATTGCTTTGATTTGGTGTTTTATTAGATGGAGCATTTCCATTTGTATGATCAATATGAGTTCTAATGCTATAATCTTGTCCAGAAAGTAATGTATTACCTCTTGGATTTAATCTGTAGATGGCAGAGAAAATTTGATTTTGATGTAAAACAATGTTTCCTGCCGAAGCAATTACACTTCTGGCAAAAGCAGAAGTATCTAGACTCAAATCTCCACCTTGAGCTTGATCTACATTAGAGAATACTGTTAGAGAATTTCCATCAACATCAGTATCAACGTTGATTTGTACAGGATTATTGAAATTGGCTTGACCGTCAACGGTAATTTCTTGTTCAAATACAACAGGAAGTTCAAACGTTGTTACCAATCCTCCAATATCACCACCATCATCGTCAGATGATGATAATTCTGCCTTCTCAAGGAACGTCTCTTCGCCTGTAATGGCGTTGATTTTACGATTACCTATATAGAGGTCACCATTCGAGTTTAGACCCGTGTAGAAGACGATACCGCCATTCTCACGCTTAGCCTGAGCATAGAAGTCTTGGATATCTTCTAGTACAACTTCCTGACGAAGTGGGAAACCAGTTGAGTAGTTACCAGGACCGAAACCTAGATATTCAAATGTGTGGTTACCAGAACGAGCAATAGATGGTCTACGAAGTTCTACATAAAGTTTCTTCTCTGTTGGATATGGAGAGTCGCCACAGATAGGAATCAAACGATCTTCCGATCCAGATGTAGCGTTACCATCTTGAGCTTCAATAGCATTATTGATATACTCATACCTATCAAGTGCTGGATTGTTGATCAGATCATAAACAACCTCTTTGGTTTCGCTGTTCTTATAATCATTAGTCTTAACAAGACCATGAATGAAGTTATCAGCGGCACAAATTGTAGCAGGTGGATCAAGAACTGTAATATCTCTAGTACCATCTGGTTGTACCTGGAACCAGAGTGGATCGTTCTTATAGTCTAGGGGATATAGTTGTCCAATAGGTTGTGAGAACTTAAATCCGCGGAAGTTAGTACCAACACCAGGACCAGTTGGGTATGGAGAAATATTACCCTTGACACAAGTTAGATAGTAAATACCTTCTTGCTGATTGGGAATACGACGCTTAATTTCTTCAATATCAAAGATATAGAAAGTATCTTCAATTTGACCAGCATCGACTACACTAGCAATCTCATATTGTACACCATCATCATCGAGAACCTTATCTCCAGGTGTCATTGTAAGAACATTAGCATTCTTATCGCTATAGAGATAATCTTTTCTATCAGACTTACTGAGAGAATTGTTAGGAGATCCTACGCTATCTGCTTTAGCCTGAAGAGTGGCATAAATCAATACTTGATTTCCGTTATTATCCAGAACTGGATCGTTGTCAACATCTAAAACTGGTTGAGAGAATGTAGTGGTGACATTTTCATTGTAAGAAATAACATCACCGTCTAGACCCTTGAGAATCAAATAATGCTCATCAGTGCCATCTGGATTGAAGTATCCCTGTAAATAAGCAAATCCAGCAGAGAATCCATTCCAGTTAATTTTATTTAAAGAATTGCTTTGAGTGGTATTAAATCTAAATGCTCCACCCTGAGGGGCATTAATCTTGACAGTAACAAACTGCTCATTTCTTACAGAATCGTCAGTAATACCAAGATCAAATACAGTGAGTTCTAGATAATCTGTTCCAGAAAGATTAACCTTTCTAGCAGATTGAATACTGAAAGATACCTTGGATTCAGTTTTTTCAGAACCAATTACTTTAACTTGATCGATATTGTATGGATCATAGCTGAAAGCAGGATCTAGCTCGGAAGATGTTAGACCTAATTGCTGAGCAATAGTTCCACCTTGAGCAAGTTGAGTAGTAACATTGAAAAGAGCAACACTAGGAGATCCAACACCAACTGGCTTCAACAATATTTTTTGGGGTAGAAGCTTTCTCGTTTCGTCAGTTCTAACCTTAAGAACAAATCCATTAAGTGGATCACGTACCCCATCAGCATACTTAGGAATAACATAACGTAAACGATAAATTCTATCAAGAGCACTTCTTTCATCTTTAAGTCTCTTATAGAATGTATTCTTAGATCTAGCATCCTTAAGATCTTGACCAATTTGATTCATTCTTGCCTGAATGTTTACGGCAGGATCGTAATCATCAGTAGTCTGAACATACCACTGACCAGTAGTAGTTTCTCTGTTAGAAGCAGGAAGAGCACTATCATCTCTAGTAGCATCAAATCTTACTGGAGATACTCTCTTATCAGCAAATACATAGAAGTTTTGTCCAAAACCAGGAGCGAAGATAATTCTAGGAGTGCCAGCAACTGCTTCGGCAGCAGTTTCAAACACAGCAAAAGTCTTCTGAGTTACAAATCTAGCGTAATAATATTTGTTTGGATTAACTTCTGTTGTAACTCCAGCATCAGTGACTTGTGGTAAAGAAGAATTGTCGCCAAAGCTTCTGAAGAAAACTTTCTGAATGTGTCCTTCAGTTCCAGGAACGTCGAAAATGTGAGGAACATCAGTTTCGATGACATCTGTAAGACCTGTTGGGAAATTACAAATATACTGATGAAGATCATAGGTTTCATCAAGAACAAACTGATAAAGATCAATTTGTACATTAGCATCTACAGAATCTGTTTCTGGAGAATACATGTAAATACCAGCAGCAGCATTCTCTTTTGTGGATGCCAGCATGATCTTGGTGGTATTATCCTTAGTGAAAACATTAGGATAGGTGGCACCATCAGAATAATCTTCTGGTTGAGTTGTTCTTCCAGGAGCAATTACATAGTAAATTGTGTTTGTGTCAAATCCTTTCGGAAGTCTAATAACTCTCTTGTCAACCGTAGCAGGATCAACACCATCAATAACGTTAGGAACAAGTCTAACTGGAGTTCCAGTCTCAAAGTAGTGAGGATCTGATTGAGATAGTCCAGTATTAACAGTAAAGATAGTTGCTCTGGTAGCAAGGTTTGCCGTATCTAGATTTGGTTCTACTCTAGTGACAATGTTGAAAGATGGTTCGGTTCTAACAACACCAACTAAATCTCCAGGATCCGCCTCAGTTCCAATTGCCCCAGTAATAATTCCAGTGAAAGTAGTGATTGCGGAAGCAACACTAGCACAATCATTATTGAAATCATAGACACCAGGAAGTTGTGAAGCGTCACCAAGAACAGTATTGTCAATAAACTGTGTTAAACCATGAGATCCTTGTATAGTGATTGGCTGATTTCTCATAGCAGAAATAGTCAAATCTCTCATGTTAGTATAAACTTGAACAGATTGAGATCTTTCTCCAGCTAGAAGATTTGGTTGTGTTACATAAATTTTAGCGGCATCGTATACTCTATCGTTTCCACCATACTTAATATTGTAAGCAATTGTCTCAAGAATTCCAATAACATCATCAATACAATTTTGATTTCCGCCAGGAACAACAAATGAGGCATTTGCTGGGTCCAAAAGCATTCTATCAACAGCTTCAGCAGCAATAAACTCTTTGTTAGCAAGAATCAGATTAGAAGCATCAATTTCTGTTCCGCCAAGAGGAGTCAAACCATTGTTGAGAATTAACGAAATATTTACAAAATACTCTTGAATGCTTGAAGCAATGCTAGCACATTCTGGATACCAATCAGTACCATTAGGACCAGTTGTAGTCCAATCTGTTGTATCTTGTAAAACTGTAGTATCTCTAACAGGAGAAATATCGCTGTAACCACCAACTAATGTATCGGCACTATCATTGATAGAAGAAGTTTGTGGGAATTCAAAGTGTAAGTATAGACCAGTAGTTCTATTCTTTAAAGCACTAACAGCGTTTCCATAAGAAGCTACAATATTTCCATTCACATCCGTGCTTAAAACTGGAGCACTATTTCCGATTTCAATATTTTCAGAATCAATAATTCTTCTGATATAAGCATTAGCAGGAATTGAAGGATCTAGATTTTCTGTTACAGCAACACCACGATTTAGTCTACCATTAATAAAGTTTGCTGTGCCAATAGGTACACCATCAGCAGTATCTGTGTAAGCATATTCTTTCACAGTCATTCCAACTAGCAATCCTTGTGTATTGCCAACATTAATGATGGATGATCCGTTGGTTGTCTTACAATTTCTGATGAGGTAATCAAAATTCCTCATAGAAGCAATCATGATATTCTTAGCATAGTCAAAAGCTTCTATAGATTCATTCAATTCTTGAGGAATATAAGCTAATTGACCACCAACATAGTATCCTTCAGCAAATTGAATTGTATTGATGTTACCACCGAGTTTTAAATCAGAAATAACAGCATCAACTAGATATCCAAGGTCTCTTTCACACTTACTAATAGTAATGTTGGTATTATCTTGAAGTGCTGGATATCTGGTAATAATGTATTTGTAAGCTTCATTTTGAATGAATGCTTTGTTTGCCTCAATCAAATTAGCAGCATCTTGAGCAAGATTATTAATCTGTACATTATCTGGGTTTAGAGTTTCTAGAGAAACCTGATATTTCTTAAATCCAGAAGGTGAAACAGTAGATTCGAAGATATCATTACCACCACCAACTTTAGGAAGTTTTAAATATAGTTTATCATTAGTTAAGGCACCTAGTCTATAACCATCAATCGAAGTTGCTGGTTTGGTGAATGGGGAGTAAACATCATCACCACTGTAATATAGTTTTGTTTGATTGCCAGCCGCTTTTGTAGCTTGATTAGAAAGTGGGAAATACTTCAAATCTACAGTATTGAAAGCACTGGTATCTACTTTCTTGACAGGAACGATATCTGTGATATAACCGCCTTTATCTTGGTTGAAAGCAAATCCTTTATAACCAATAGAGTGTAGTGAGGTATTACCGAAGTTAGAGTTAGAGTTGGTGATAGACATGTCACCACCAGACTCCATAAGGAAGTGATCGAAGAATCCTACAGCGAATACCGATACACACTGAATGAAGGAGTCATCAGAAGCACGAATGTGGAAGTTTCTCCAATCATCCTTCCAATAGGCATCACCTTTAGTGTGATAAGCAACAGTAGCAAAAGCATCAGTTAATGATGCCTGATTCCAAGTATTGGTAAATTCGTCATAACGAATAAAGGCACGGTCATCTTTTTGTAGAGAAACACCAGTATACTGAGCAACAACCATCGACTTGAATCCTGTTGCCTTGGATCCATCTGCCCACATACCACACTGACCCCAGGTGGAACGAATTGAACAGTTAAAGACGTATGGAGAGGCAGACTCAACAGAGTCGATTTCAGCCTGTACTCTGGCATTCAAATTAAGATCTGGTACAGAATACCCAGTCTCATTGATATCTAGACCCAATTGCTGTGGAGTAAGATCAACTTGATATTCAAACTGTTTTGGATTATCTTCAAAGATGGCAGTTACTTTAAAAGTACCATTCAATCCATCATTTAATCCTGTATCAATAACAGCAACGTATTGCTCTTTGAAGTATCCATGAGCAACTTTAGTTGTAGCTCTAATAATAGTTTTACCAGTAACAGTTTGACCAGTCAACCTGAGATTGACAATATTTCTAGTATCAGAAAGGGGTCCAACAATTCTGTTTTCTTGTGGTAGTGCTTCAAAATCACCATCATCAATAGTTGGTTGGAATAGAGCAAAAGCAGTTCCAACTTTTCTATAATACAGATCTAGATCATTTAGATCTGCATATGTCATAATACAGATTTTGTGGTGAGAATACTCTGGAATGGCAAGCTGTGAATTATTACCTTTCTGGAAGTAAACTTTACCTACCTGTGCTTGAGTGTCATAAAGAGGAGAATTTTCAGAAAGATCTCCATCCTTAATCGTAAACTGCCACAGATAGCATCCACCAGTTAGATTGAAGATTGATGTTCTTTCTTGAGTTCCATCAGCGGGATCAGGAACATACAGAGGACGAACGATGGTACGACGAAGGTCATAACCAATAAGTGAACAACCTCTAGGAACGATAGCGCCACCAGAAGCAGAGTTAAACTTGTATAGAACATTATCTGGATTGCTTAGATCTAAAATTGAATTATCTTGCCACTCCTGTAGAGCTCTATTGTAATTGAATACAGGAATATCTCCAGTTACTTGTACACTGGAAAGGCTTGATAGATTTCCTTCATCAATTACGGTGGTGATAATAGAAATTAGAGTGTCAATTGTTGCCTGTACATCAATACATGTAGCAGCATTACCAGATGGGAGATTAGGAACGAGTGGATCTCCATTATCATAACCAGCATAAGTAGCAGGTCCAGCAAGAACAGTAAGATCTTTGGAATATAGTTGATTGGTAATTGCTTTCTTCATCCAAACAGCAGCTGCCTGGAAAGCAACGATTGACTGTGCTTCTTCCCCAACTAATCCATTACTGATTGGAGTGCCATTCTTGTTAAAATATGACTTGGCAGCAGCAATAATACTACCATTACCGCCGTTTCCTACGTCAGCAGCTACAGCATCAATAATATATCCAATGTCTCTCTTACACTTAGTAGCGCCAGCACTCTCTAGAGTAGATACAGTTTCTTGTACAAAATTCTGTAAAGTACCCTGATTAAAATATGTGGTAGCAATTCCAACAAGGTTGCTAATTAGAGTCTGTACATTAGCACAAGAAGCTGGATCTGTATTATCGCCAGTAGTAGGATCTGCCGTAATGGTAAGATCTCTATAAGGGAATCCACTTTGATTAGTGATGGACTCCATCATCAAATCTCTAGCTTTGTTGAAAACAGCAATTGACTGAGTTTCTTCACCCTGTAGTCCGTTGTCAACCCAACCAGATCCAGTTATATCAAAATAATTTTTGACATACTTTCTGGTGTATACGTTTCCACCGCCAAGAGAAACATCTAAAGATACAGCATCAATCAAGTAACCAACATCACGACGACACTTCAGTTGTCCAGCACGAGTAATTTCAGTTCCTTCTGGAGGTAGTGAATTGAGGTTTCCAGCAGTAATAACATCAGTGACAATAGTAACTAGGTTATCAATTTCTAGTTGTACATCAGAACAAGAAGCTGGATTTGTATTGTTAGTCGTTACACCAACAGTTCCATATGGAGGTGGAATGCTTCCAGGATTAGGATCTCCTGTAATGGTTAAATCCTTATACCAGGAAGAAAGATCGATTACCTGACCGTTAACAGTAACAGTACTTTGGTTAGTAATTGCTGCCTTCATCAATTGCTTAGCAGCATTAAAAGCATATACAGATTGTGCTTCTTCACCTACAAGACCGTTGCTGATTGGCATACCATCTTGATCAAAATAGTTTAGAGCGAATTCTCTAGACCATCTATTAGTTTCCCAGAAAAGATCCAGAGAAACAAGATCAACTAGGTGTCCAATATCACGCTTACACTTTAGATCTACAGTGCCGATAGTAGGATACAATGCAGCAGCGTTATCGAAAGCTGCCTCAATGATAACCTCTCTATTATTTTGAATTAAACGATAGGAATCAGAACGTCTGCTCCATTCATCTGTTTGTGCTTCTTTAGGGAAGTAAAAATCTGGATACTGAATAGCAGTTTCAGCAACAGCTTTATCAGAAATATACTGTCTATTTTTTTGAATGAAGCGATACGCGTCACGATATCTAGAAATTGTTTCTGTTTGTGGATCGTATGGCGTATAGAAATCTGGATATTCTACAGCAATCTGAGCAAATGATCTGTCAATAATTTCTTGACGGTTTGCTGTGATTAATTGCTTAGCATCATAGTAACGTGGGCGATCTCCAGTATCAAGTTCTACTAGACCAGGACGGTTATCAATATAGTGATCACCAGGCATCAACATGATGCTAAACTGATCAAAACGATCAGGTACACTTTCCCCATTACTTGCTGGGAGGAAAGAATATCTAGCAACTTCAATAAATGCCCTTTGAATTGTCTTAAATGGACGTAGAGGACTATTACCTCTATTGTCTAATTCGTCACTAGCGTTAAAGTCGTCTGGTGATACGTATAGGTATTTACCAGTCTTACTTGAATACAGATTATCAAGTCTTGTAAGAGCCATAATTAGCCAAACCCTGGGTTAGTCTTTTCTTCTGATGTATTTATACACAACCTTTTTGGCGATTTTTGCCTGGAGAATTTTTTTCGACTTTTATGTAACCCAATTTTGAATTTTGATTTACCAATTACAACCAGTTTAAGTTGATTACAACTCGGTAAGGAGTGTCAGTGTGAGTCAAAGATGAATGCTTCCAATGATTTGGAAAAATAACTAATCTATTTTCAATACTATCCACCTGCTCACCATTTTCAAATACAGTGGCACCATTATTTGTGTTGACATAATATACACCTGTCATACCTTTCCCACAATATATCTCTCTAGCAACATCAACATGAAATCCTGTTTTTGCTCGAATTCCGTGGTTGATCGTTAAATTTGCCTTAGCTCTCAATATTTCTTTTGGTTGTATTAAATCTAATAATGGTTCTATGAGATAAAAGTACTCACTTTTTTGTAAATCATAAAATACTTCAACACCATTACAAAGATCTCTTCTCACATAAACAAATCTATGTACAAATTGAACATTTAGATTTTGATCTAAGTCAAACATTGATGACGGTAGTATAGTAGATTTTTTCCACGGAAAATTTCCACCACACAAATGTTCTTTAATTTGCTTATGATTTTTCTCTGTTAGAAAATTATCTATTATTTTCATATGTCGGTAAGAGGACTTGAACCTCCACGAATTACTTCACTGGAACCTAAACCCAGCGCGTCTACCAATTCCGCCATACCGACGTTGATGGGACAAGCGTGATATACCTCAAGGATATAACAGAGGCTTGCCCTCGTTTGCTACGGCATTCTGGTTTATCTTTCCAGCGCAAGTAGCACCTCTGTCTAGGAATCGAACCTAGTTTCTATGTGTGTTGTCCACCCGTCATTACCAATAGACTACCAGAGGAAATGGGAAGTGTTAGAGGACTTCCCGAGCAGGGGTGATCAATTCCCTGACCTAGAGAAACCCCTAGGATTTAGTTGGAAGGAGTGCTCTTGGGCGAACCCGCAGGATCACTTCCAAAGCCCACGGTCGGACTTGAACCGACGACCTACGGTTTACAAAACCGTTGCTCTATCCAGCTGAGCTACGGAGGCATGTCTAGGTGCTCCTTGAGGGGATCGAACCCACCTGAGGCGAATTATGAGTTCGCTGCTTTCACCAGATAGCTAAAGGAGCGATGGGAAATGCTAGATTTGAACTAGCGACCTCCGCGTTATCAGCACGTTGCTCTACCGCTGAGCTAATCTCCCATACGAGCGAATTCGAATCTACCATGCTTAGAACCCCAAATTTGGTGTCCATGTATTGAGCAGAATCCCAAATCTTTAACATAATAATGGGTCGAAGTTAATTCGATTTCATTTTGAAGATAAGTGTCTCTACCCATCCAGTCTACCTTACAATCACATCCTTGTAAACCCCCAACAAAAGATTTTTCTTTTTGTTCAAGAATTACATCACATCCAGAACGTAGTTCTAATTTAGATTTATCTAAAGTATCTAGGTTCTTAAAATTTACATAATCTTGTTTGTCTATAATATTATAGTTATGAATAATAATTTTACCATCTTGTTCAAATGGTTCTAGAACAAACTGTCTGTAAGGTTTGTTTAATTGGTAATTATAGGCTTGCTCTCCATAAAACAAACCATTACCAATATCTTTGTGAGTAATACGAATAAAAGCGTATCTAGATGGATGAGAAAATGCTTGAATTTTGTTTTCGAAAGCACCAACAATCAATTCTTTAAAATAATCAATCATCTTGTGGTAATAAGCTGGGATCGTCTACTTCAATTTCAAACATTAATGGATGGCATCCTTCTTCTATTAGATAAGAAGATGCTCTATACAATTCTTCGTCATCAAAATCATGATGATGAAGTGCTTGTTGTAATACAGATGGATGATCTTGTACTAACTGAGGTAATTCATCAAAGGTATAAGGTATACCCTGAATAAAATACATTCGTACCACTTGGCCCATATAAAAACGGTATCCTTGCGTTACTGAGTATTTCATCTTGATATCCACACATTTTTATTTATGTGGAATAGGACGAGAGGGAGTTGAACCCTCACAGGCGTTACGCCCGACAGATTTTAAGTCTGGTGTGTCTACCAATTCCACCACCGTCCCTTGTAACTAGATTATTGTAGCACCTCAACCTCGATCTGTCAACCAGTTAAAATTGATTACGATTCGGGTTGGGGAATCGGTTTGATGTCTAGCCGAGTGCTTCCACTCATTTGGAAAAATTGCTATCCGATTCTCCACTGATTCTACCACATCACCACCCTCAAAAACCGTAGCTCCGTTACATGTGTTAATGTAATAAACGGCTGTCATTCCTTTGCCCAAAATTTTTTCTGGAGGATCGACATGATAACCAGCAAGGAACTGTTCATGTTTACACATAACTAAATTTGCTTTAACCCTAATTACATTATCAGATCTTATATCAAGCGGCTTAAGAATAGGAGTTATCATTCTAATTAATTCTGGCTCAACTGTAGTGCCAGAAGCATATAGTAATCTAACACATTGATAATTAAAAAGAGGATCTATTAATCTACATTCATCCGACAAAGATGTAGAGACTCTCCACATAAAAGAAGGATGATGAAAAGAATCCTTCACATGTTTAAATCTTTCTGGATCCAAAAAATTATCAATAACTGTTAAGCTATCTTTGCTATACTCTATCATCATCAAACTGCCACAGAGTTATTCTACTGATTTTTCTGAGGTTTGTCAATCCCTCTGTCGCCAGTCGTCTGTCTTGTCTTGCTTAAACCACTCAACAATTTCATCAGCAGATGAAAATCCTGTTTTATAATTAGATGGATCTGGATCTCCCAGTCCCATTTTATTCATAAAATCATCTAGAGTTCCGTCTTCTGCTGGGTTTGCCGCCTCACGACGGGCTCGGTTTAACATTTCTCTGGCAGATCCATTTGCTTTCGCTAATTTATCTGCCCAAATCATGTCTTCAAGGTTTACTTCTTCACCTTTTACAATGCGTGAACAAATAAACTCTAGTCTTAAACGATATTGGGTAGAAAGCATATAACCCCTGTCATACCATGATATTTAGGTCAACCTTTTTGAGAAATTTTTGGCGGGAAATTTTTTTCCAGATTTGTGGAATTGAAAAATCAATTTAGGTAAATCTTAGGACCAACAACATCAACTTGTGTAGCAGATACTTTAATATACGATGATTTGTTCTGCTCTATCTTGATTTCTTTGCTATTCATATTAATTTTTGTTGTGGGATTGAACTCCCATGTAGATTGCTTTTCATCTATCGAAAAAGATCCAAGTTTCTTTCCTGTTTCTACTTTAAACTCTCCACTCTTCAGCTCTAATAATCCCGCTTGCTTGGCAATCTCAAACTTAAATCCACCTTCTGTATTTGTTAACTGTACTAAACTATTTGAGTTGACCTCGAATCCTGGTTGACTTTTTTTCTCATTAGCAAGAACCTCAATTAAGTAGTTTGCTGTTTGAGATGACTTAGATCCAACACCACTAATTTTTGTGAGTCCTTTTCCAGAAACAACATTTGCGTAATCACCTAATACTTTCAAACCATAATCTTGATCGACGTTTAAGATGTATTTTCCTGTGACATCTGTGGTATACTTACCAGTAACACCTACTGTATAATCTCCATTGACAATATATCTCACACTACCTGGAGTATTGTAGGCAACTTCAGAACCACCTTTATTCTGATCAGTTCGTACTTCACCTGCTCCATTAGTGTAGTCACCACCAGTAATATTTCTATTGAAGGTGTTGACATTCATATCAACAACGCTACCATACATTTGAATCTTGCCACCATTTTCTCCAGCTTGGAGAGTAATATCTTTGTTTGATTTTAAATTCAAAGTGCTTCCAGCACTGACAGTAACGTTGTCTCCTTTTACAGATACATCACCACCAATAGATTCAATGTAAGTTGGACCATATACTTTGAGAGAATATGATGGTAGATTTTTCTCTTCTACATCACCATTGGCGTTTGTAGTTTTTTCTAATGTACCTCCATCATCTCTTCCAGTTACTTCAATGGCAACAGACTTAGACTTTTGAATCTGTTGTTGTGTATTCATTACAAGCTTACCGCCACAACCAGATTGTGATGGTGGTCCAGCAGATAGAATAATATTATTATTTACATCAAAATGTATGGATGCTTTTCCATTATATAAAGCAGCTCCATAATCATCTCCCTGTTTGTAAACAGTAAAGTTATATCCTTCAAACGTTTGACTCCATACTGGAGTTGGTCCTTCGGAGAATAAATTTTTACCTAATTCTGGATCGTAACTAAACCCACCATATACTTTGTCTTGTGTCTCCTTTGAAGGAGCTTTGTTAGTAGAATCTGCCATTAATCACACTCCTTATGGACAATCAACATAGCGACCAGTGCCAATCTTGGCATATCCTTGGTTCTCATACTCATTATTATCTAGGCAAACAACAGATGGGATAACTCTAGCACCAGATCCACCACCACCAATGATTCTTACCTGTGGAATCTCATTCCAAGTAGATGTTCTGTCGGTAGGTCTTACGCTAACAACATATCCTCTCTCATCAATGATTGCTTCGGCACGACCAGCAACACCATCAACATATACTGTTGGAGCCGATGTGTATCCTATGCCTGGTTTGATCAAAGTATATGAATCAATAACACATCTCAATCCAAAGTCGTCTGGTTTGTTGACATTGTATCCTTTGCCAGATCTTGTTACACGAATCTCACTAACTTTATTGTTAGGATCGAGTAAAGCAATCGCTGTGGCACCAAACCCAGGACCAGTAATGATAACTTTTGGTGGGAAGATATAAGGACAACCACTATCAACGATTGGAATACTAATGATAGATCCATTCTCATCTGTGATTGGTTTTCCTGCCACTGGTTTATCAAAACATGGTTTTGTTTTATCTGGTCCTGGTTGCTGTGGTTCAGAAGGAGAGGCATCTAGTATAAGAACACTAGCTGATGCTCCAGTTCCACTGATTAAGAAATTCAATTGCTCCACCTGTTCGATTGTTGTATCATCTTTAATACCAACATATACTTTAGCAGTGTTGTTGATGACAACAAACGATCCGAAGAGTGATTCATTTACAAAATCATCCTTTGTAATATTAGTTCCATACATTGTGTATGCAAGTTTTGTTCCATCAGCGATGCCACTGGTTGTAATTGTAAAGATGATTGTTTCTCCCTCTTCATACTCAAGTTTATCTGAAGAAACAAAATACGATGGTTTTGTTGGTAGCAGAGTTGTATCTTTTTCGGCAAGAAGAATTACTTGTGTCTGTGCTCCAACAACTTCCTGAGAATTACCATTCGAATCCACATAAGAATCGATGACGAAATTGAAGTATTCAGAATTTTCAGTTATTCCATCTAGAGCAATAGTAACAGGAACAACACACTTACCATCAACAATCTTAAGTGGAACATTATTAATATCAACATTAGAAACTAATCTATAACCTACAATATCAGTTGAGGTAATATTTCCTTGTAGTTTGTATGTGAAATTAGTATCATCTGGAATATTCTTAGTAGTCACTGTGAATGTAACGGTTTGCCCTTCTTTAGCATAAGAAAGATCACTAGTAACAGACCAGAGTGGACCAGTATTATCAGTATCATCCTCAGCTAGAATGAAGTTAAGAACATAAGCAGGAGTATCATCGATGGAGAATATAATACTTTCGATAGGATCAATTCCAGAATCAACTACGTTTCCATCAGCATCTGTTACTATCGGTACATCATCATTTGTTGCCAGGGTAATAGCAACGGTTGCTTCACCGTTGGAATCAAGCTGGAAATTACCAGTGAGTGTACCAATGCTTATGTCACTTGCTGTTACATCACCATCTATAGTGTAAGAATACGTAGTGCCATCGAAAGGTACATTCTTTGTAGTAATATGATACACTATAGTTTCACCTTCACTATAGTAAACCTTATCAGTAGTAACAGAAAATACTGGTAGAGATGGTTGTGTTGGACCGATAATACCACCAACTTGAACATCTTTTACAGGAACAGAACCTCCTGGTAAAACAGGTGTGGTTGGAGGTTCGTTTGGCGGTTGACTATTTGATACACCATCTACGAAATCATTGATAGTACACTTGTGTACATTTCCTCCTGGATATGTGACAAAGTACCCAACTGGCGTAACGTTTTCTTCTATTTTAATATAGAAAGTTTCTGGTCCTTCAGTAAGAGTATCTTTATAAGTTTCGAAAACAATTTTCTTAGTTGTTTGACCTGGGGCAAATCCTACAGAGCTGCCACTATAAATTTTATCGTAGTCAACTCCCTGTGTAGCAGTTCCACCAAGTATTGTCATCGTTAGACTAGATGCTGTGTTAACAGCACCACTTCTAGTAATTGTGAATATTGCTTGCTGACCTTCTGTTACTTCAATATCTTCGGAAGTATATGAGATAAAGATATCGGTAGGAACAGTTTTGTTTATAGGATCTTCTTCGCCAGGTGGTTGAGTTCCTCCGATGAAAACAACTTCTGTTCCTGGTAGAGAATCTAAAGCAGATGTAGTCTTAGCTTCTTCACAAACATATGTAGTATTATCCAATGCTCCATTCTCTATTTCAGCAATCAACTTATCCAACCAATCTTCATTCTCTCCAGTGCCACAATCAACACATTCTTTTTTAACTTTCTCACAGGTAGCAGCAGCACCATCACAAGAGATACCTAGAAGAGATAATACTTTATTAATAGCGTTGCCGATGATATCAAGTGGAGAAGCTAGCAGCGCCAATATCTCTTGAATTGGACCAAGCACCTGGGAAATTAAGGTGTCTAAGAATGATAAGATCTGATCAAGAATACCATTTACTACGTTATCTACCAGACAAGCAGCATTTGAGAAAGCATCCATCAAGTAACCCAATAGAAGATCAGTCAACCATTGTGCTAGTCTATCTGTTAGGTCTGCCATTGAACAACCTAGATCATCCAATACATCATTAATTGTATCGAAGATTGGTTTTAATCTACTTTGTTTTTTTGTTGCTGGTTCTTCAGCATTCTCTACTTCTTTGTCAATCTGTGATTCATCTGCTTTAGCAGCTGCTTGTTCTGCCGTTTCTTCTGCTACCTTTTCATACAGAATAAGATCTACAAGTTTATCTACACCTTCACGAATTAACTTTACGATCTCGCCTTTAACTCTGGCAACAAAACTCTTAACAAGTCTCACTGCTTTGTTTACATACTCCATGCCATGATCAATGTAACTATTAAGTTCTCCATTGATCTTACTGACATAAAATGTACCTAAGTTTCCCCCAGATTGCTGAGTTGCTTTAAGCATCTCACCAATAATATTAGTTCCCGTAGTTTCTGCTGTAGTTGCTGATGCTGGTTTATCTCCATTCCTTTTTTCGTCTGATGCCATTGGTTTGGCAAGGTTTGGATTAGCAGTGTCATCTAGAAATGTAGTAAACCCTTTACATGTACTGCCAGGGTCTGGATCTGATTCTACATTACTCCTCTGTGTAGCACCAGCAGTGTGACCAATCGATCCCATGATGATTGGTTTCTGCCTATCATTATCTACATAGAATCCAACGACCCAGTTACCCTGTCTCAAATCTACAGTAGCTCCAGTTGTACCCCCATCAGTAAATGGAGATGTTACTGGCATCATAACTTGTGCCCAAGGTAATGCTTCTGTTGGGGTAGCATCACAATTTTTTAAGTGTGTGCCAACAATACGCACACGATATCTTCCAGAATTCTTAGGATCTGCTGCTTTTTCAGATTCAATCTGTCCGATCCACCAAGAGAATCCATCGGAACCAATCTGATTTATTGGAAATAAAGAGGATAATGCTGGATCCATATCACTTTACATTACTGGTGCCATCTTTCATACCATAGATATCACGAATTAATTCCAACCTAGTGGTACAACTACTGCTATTTAGGAAGGTATTGTTATGGGATAAACTAGAGATCAGATAAGTACCACTGTTTTCCCTGTCATATTTTTCACTTTGTCTGGTAGTTTCTGCTGCCATATTGGGCAGCATAACTTTAATTTTGTCACCGACTTTGAGATTCATATTTCCTGGAATTTGTATTTCCATCTTTTGATTCTCCATAAAATATTTTCTAGCAATACTTTGACCCAACCAATGTTTTTGGTAGTCTGGGAAACTAGATCCGCCAGATCCGTTTGGATTATCTCTTTCCTCTGGAGATCCAGGGGTATCTTTATCATGCCATGTCTCATGATCTAAAACAATTGACATGACTCTACTTGGGTTTGTTGATAATTCACTTTGAATACTACCAAGCTTAGATTGACTACCTAAATGTGCCATGCTTTCAAAATTTTCTTGGAGATTGTAGCGATACTCTTCATAGTATCCAGTAGACCAGTTATACATCACAAGATGGCTAGCATAAGTTCCGTTTCTCATCTGACCAATAATATCAATTTCATTTGTGTACTGATATTCTTCTATGGTAAATCTTTCATTTCTTTTTGTTGGTCTCACTTCATAAGTAGCAACTTCTGCTTCTCCCTTAAAGTTGTCTTGACCTGTACTGTAATAGTAATCAATAGAATTGAAATTAAATCCATCCTTGTTTTCAAAAAACAAATATCCAGCTGTTCCAGAAGAAGTTTTTGTATCACCAGAAAGACCTGTCTTACCTCCGCTAGTAGTCTTAGCAGAACTTGTTGAAGCCTTGGATGAAGTATTCGATACTGCTTTTTGTGATATAGATTGAATGATTGAATGTGCTTTCTTTCCGTTGGGATAAAACTGTACCTGATATTTGCAAGTTTCTTTATTAATCTTCTTATCTGTATTCAAATATTCTTTTAGTATTTTTTCAACAATACTATCAGGAGTGCCCTTGAGAATCTCAGTTAGTCTTACCCCCTCATTGTATAATGCTTCTTTTGATATCAATGCTAGATTGTATGTTTGCATAGATTTGGTGAAAGATCTATTATATACTTTCCAAACGTAAAGATTGTAGTCAAAAGATTTTTCTTCGTAATCTTTTATCTGTACATATACTTGTTCTCCACCTTGAATAGGTAGATTACCAATCAAGTTAGCTCCAGAGTCTACAATATTTGCTACAGCAGTTACGAATGGATTATTGATGCTTTCGTAATAGAAAAAACCAGTGATTGCTCTTGTAATATCAT